CTCTTCTTTTGTTTCTCGATGTCGGTCTTTACTTTCTTTTTCTCCCAATCAAATTTAATTAACTTGTCTGGTGTTAGGTTTTGCCCTTTCTTAGTGTGTGGCTGTAAATTAACACAAGCCAACCAGCGTATCCTTTCCCATTCCCATTGCTGTTCTTTTTCTGCTCTATCGTTTACGCCCTTTTGCATACAGATAAACTCGTGAAAAGTTAAACTCCAGAAGTCTTGAGGTAATAAACCGAAGCCATAACCTATAGCCTCTAAAGTATCCCAAGTTACTTCTTTTTCTTCGCCCCTTTCGGAGCTTTCACGTTTCCCTCTGTCTCAAATTTAGCAGAGAACTGACTAGAAAATACCTCTAAAACTTTATTCAAAGCCTCAAAATCTTCGTCTAGTAAATCAGCGACATCATCAACATTTAAAGAACACTCTTTACCACTCACTCGTGATCCATCTTTTATACCGTTTAGGATAAGATAACAAGCATCATCTAAACTCATTCCCTCTCCAAGCTTATCTAAGTCAGCTAAACTTCTTCCAGTATCTTTACAGAATAACCTCAACGAGTTCATTCCAAATCTTACTGGGTAATCTGTTCCATTTATTATAACTATTTCGTACATCTTTGTTAGTTTAAGTTATTGTCAGTTGGAGCAGAGCCGAAGCCCTTACCCCAACCAACAAAGAAATTATTTATGATACAAATGATTGAGTTATAGCTCCAGTACCTTCTAAAGATACGGAATAAGTAGGAGCATCTTCTACACCACCACTAGCCTCAAAACTTGTTACAAATGCAGAACCAGTATAGTAAGCATCGCCAGTAGTTTCTCCACTATATTTAAAAGTGAAAGTTGCTGCTGTTCTTGCTAACATCTGAGTTACTAAATCACTTGGGTCTGTTGTAGTTCCAGCAGTAGGAGATACATCATATACACCATCAGCAGAAATACTAAAAGACTTTTGACCACCTAACAAATCTCTGAAACCAGCAGAGTCTTTTGTTGAGATGTCTATTGTATCTACATTAATACTTAAACTTACATTTTGTGCGTGTAGCAGTTTGTATTCTGCTGCAGCGCCATTTACTTCTTGAATTTCGATAATTAAATCGGTTCCATTGAAAATTGCCATCGTTTTTTAATTTTTAAATTTATAATTAGCTAATATTTAAATCATCAGAAGATTCGATTTTCTTCTTAGATTTCTTTTTGGGTTTGCCTAAAGCATCATTGAATATTAATATTCTATAGATTTTTTGACTTACCTCATAAGACTCGTCTTTCGTATATTCTACTCCTCGAATCTCAATATCTTTTTTTATATATACTTTATACATATCTATCTATTTATGTTAAGTCTGTAATCTTGTGCTATACCATATAAACCAATACTACCAGCACTATCATCGTATAGCTCATTCTGGTCTTGGTAAAATATCTTATCAACTACTACGCCACTATACGTCCCACTAACATAGTCTAAAGCTGTACGAATATAACCAGCAAGAGATACCATGTCAGCGTAGCTATTGTGATATATGCTTATTTGTACTCTGACGTAATCGTACTCACTAACTCCGTTCTTTGTGTTGTTAGGCTCATCTCCAAACATCTGATAAGTTATATAAGGCAAATTAACGTCAGTAGGGAAATTGTAACGACTAGGAAAGATTCTCAAGTTGCCACTTGTAGTAACTAAAGGAGCTACGTTTGAATCGTTGCTAAGTATGTTGTATATTACTTTACCTATCTCCATTACTTCATTCTTTTGTCAATGAGTTTTTTTATTTCTCCTATTACGCTATTTATAGCTGTGTTACCTTTACTAGAAGCAGTCTTATCTAACATTCTTAGTCCAGGAATACCCATAAATCCATACTCTAAAAAGTAAAAGTAAAATCCACTTTTTTCTTTATCAGCAAAAGACTTTTTAACTCTTGGTCCTATATATACCGTTGGTGGTTTGCCTTTAACATTCTTACCATTGATTATAGCCAAAGACTTTTTAAGTTGCTTAGATTCAACTGGCACAATAGATTTAAGCTCTTGTAGAATAGGCTTAGATGCTTTTCTCATTCCTTGCCTTAGTAGTGTCTTATTTTTACTATCAGACATATTAAGACTCTCTAAGTCCTTAATTAAAGAATTTAGTTCTCTCTCATCTATTTGAGCTGATACTATCATTGCTCTGGAAATGGGTTAATACCGTTATCTATTAATATGTTGATCCAATCTAATTCGCTAGTATATAAATCTACATTGTCCCACTTAGTCTCTAAACATTGATAAGTCTCTAGCACTCCATACGATACTATCGCATCGCTATCGTTCCATACTATGTAGTAACTCTTTACCTCTGGGTAACATATTTCTGTTAGTCTTAAACTCATTACGTTGTTAGTTGTGTTAGTTCGCTATCACTTAAAGCCTCTTTAAATACTGCTAGTGCTTTGCATTTACCAAAGAAATCTAAATTATTTCCATTAAAATTTAATTGATTTAAAGTATTAGCAGAATTTACAGAGCCACTG